TCCTGCAGATATCACAGTAACAACACCTACAGCAAGTGAAGAACCATCTCCAATCAAGTTATAAACTTCTTGGAAATTACTATTAATTTTAATGCCACCAGTTACTAGTGAATCACCTGTCCCATCATTAGGCGCTGAGCCAGTGTTAATACCTTGGTATGCCATCTACTGTAGGATCCTTTTCTATGTTTTATTTATTTTAAGTTTGATAGTTATTAAACTTCAAAGGTCTAAATCTCTGAACCAATGGCGAGGTAGTAATACCAGTATATGAATTAGGTGTAAATTCAAGTGCATCTGCGGTTGCTCTATTCAAGAATTGAATCTTGCCCCATGTATATTCACCAAGATTTCTACCTCTCGTGAATCCAGCTACCGTAGTACCAAATCCAACGTTTGCAACCTCAACTCTTCTAATTGCAGTTGTTCCAAGACCAACCGAAGTCAGATCAACTGTGGAATTAAAAGCAGCAGATACCTGATAGATATTGTCACTTGTACTTGTAGACAAGCCAAAGTTTGAAAGGTTGACCACAAAATAATCACCAGTATTGAGTTGACTGATAGTAACAGCAGTTCCTACAATATTAGGATCTCTCATATAAGAATCCTCTGGGATATACAGTTCAAGTGTTCCAAGAGCACCTGTAGATTGTGCATATCCAACAATCTGTCCAAGATCACCAAAGTAAGAACTGACACCAATTTGTTCCCTTCTTACATTAGGAACTTCAATCAAGATTGATGGTGGTTGTGTATAACCAGCACCTGCATTAGTAATTGTTATCGAAGTAACAGCAGTACCAGTAACACTTGCAGTTGCAGTTGCTCTAGTTCCACCCACAATATCATCTGGTTCAGAGATTGAAACTGTTGGTGTCATACCATCATAACCCTGACCACCTGTAGAAATTGTAAATCCAGTGACCGTACCTGCAACACTGACGGTTACAGTTGCAATTGCAGATGCAATTGGTGATTGATCAATAATAACAATTCTATCTTGATAATCTAAGAGTGAAGTTTCATTTGTAGAATTGAAGAATGGTCTTACAGTGTCAGTGTAAGCAACAGCACTTGAGGTTCCGACATAGGATGTCAGATATGCTGCAGGATAGATTGATGGTTCATACTCAACTCTGTCCTTAGTTACAAAATCACCATTGATAGTGATATCGTCAATCTGCTTACACCATGTAAGTGGTCTTACAAGTGCTTGGTTTGTAGTAATACCAGGACCGTCGTAAGGGAATGTTCTTACGGTATCAAGAGTTGTGATACCAACTACAGTTCTTGGTTCTTGATATAAACCAAACCCTTGACCTTTAGCTGGATCATTCTTAAGTTGTAAACTATCACCCACCTTGACAGTTTCAAGAATATCCACCAGAACCACATCTACATCAGGTGTACCTTTGTAGAAGATAATCTTTGTTGTATCACCTTTTTTAGGAGGTTCGGTAAATTCAATGATTGAACCACCATTGAACTTGTATGCTTGATTTGGAACCTGAAGAATGTCATTGATGGTGACAATCAGACATTGTGCAATGTTGATGTCAGAACCATCTGCGGTTTCAATTGCAAATCCAGAACCAGCAATAGTAAGTGGGAATCTCTTCTCTAATCCATCAAATAAGGTATCGAGTTTATCAAATACATCAAGTTCACCGACCGTAAATCCATTGAATGTATCACGATAGGTAGTTGATACTGTGAGTTGGAATTCATCATATGTGTAACTTGTATCGGTCTGAATACCAGTTGTACCACCAATAGAGAGTCTTAATACCTCTCCATCACCATAACCAAATCCACCACTTACAATATCAAAGTTAACAACACTTGAACCCTGACCAACTGTGATGTCTACACGAGCACCTGTACCCATTCCAGTTTGACCGTCTGCATAGACCAGAGGAATATTTGAATAGGGAAGAGGTGCATCAATTACGATGAGAGGAGGGTTATTCTGATCAAGGTTTGCTCCAAAGTAACTGGTTGTGATTGCAACAACTTGTCCATTCTGGACGGTTGCTGTACCAATGTTCACAACTGTTGTGATACCTGTTGAAGAAACTGCATAACCAACATTAACTGTCTGAACACCAACTCTATATCCAGATCCAGGATTACCTATCTCAACCGATGTGATTGTGCCACCGCCAGATACGAAACATGATGCACCAGCAGATATCAATGGTTGATATCCAAGACCTGGAGTAGATGCCACAGAGATGATTGTTCCACCTCTTGGAATCGTTGCCATATTAGGATCAGATTCTGAAGATACACTGTCACCAAGATAAGTGATACTTGTAATACCTGCAGTTTCTAGGAGTGTGAAGTCACCAGTGGTACTTTGTGCTCCCTGTGGTTCTTGTAAAATATTGGAGTTAAGAACGATTGCCTGGTTGGTTGCAAAACCAGTTACATTATTACCATTTTGTACAAGTGAGAAGAACTTGCTTTGGCCATTGAACTGACTTTGAATGTTGTCAAAAGTGTAATTGGTGCTGTAAGTATCGGCAGAATCATCAGTGATACCACTTCTCATAAATGTTCTACCTTGGAAAGTAGAATATGTTGTAATACCAGACCAGTCAATATTATCAGGACCTTGTGTAGTAGTACTGAGTGGAGTTGCACCGAATGGAGCTTCTACGAAGTGAAGTGTATTATCAACAATGTTATAATTACCACCAAGAAGTTCAACAGATGTTCCGATGTTGTGTGTGGCAACACCAGTACCCATTTTGACCTCTCAGAACTCTGAATTTGTTAGTTGCTCCAACACCAACGTCCTGAAGTAACATAATCTCACTATCAATCTTGATGATGTCATTTGCTTTGAATGATTGAATACCAACAACATCAAAGTCAACATCAAATATGACGTTTTGATCAAGTCTTGTAGATACATTGACTTCACTTACAGGAGCCTGAATCATGTTGTCAATAGCAACAAGAGCTCTTGCATTTTGGTTAGTTGCAGTCAACTTATGGAATGTACCAACACCAACAGAAGTCAGATCAAGTGCAATTGGTGATCCTGCAAGTGCATCAGTCGCACTCTTAGCAAATCCAACAGACTTATTACTGTATTTGATGATGTAGAGTTCAGAAGGTAACTTGTCTGTTGACACACCTGAAATGACAGTTGCCGCAATACCGATTGCATTAGCAGTGGACAACTGTGAGTTCTCATAACTATAATTCACCTTTTCACCAGTGACAAAGAAGTGATCTGGAATCGTTATTCTATTGTTTGTAAGGTCTACAATTGAGGAATCATTACCAAGGAATGCTCTCTGGAAGATTGGGAGAGTATTGTGCTTAAGGTTGAATGCTCTCTTCTTATCAAACTCAGTACCAGTATATGTTCCATACTCAGAGAAGAGAATATTATTTTGTAAGTCACTAATCGATGCAATACCAACAATATTGTTAAAGTTCTTCAGACCAATACCGAAGGTTCTGACAGTTACATCAATACTTGGATTTGGTGTAAATACCAGACTTACTGAGGTTCCTGATGTAACAGCACCAACTGTTCCCAACCCAGAGTTAGTACCAATACGTCCATACTTAGTAATGTTTTGGTTGTTAGAATCAAGAACATGACACTCAAACATCTCATATTCATCATTGGTGGTGTCATGGACAGTCACCATAAAGTATTCACCAGCAAATGGATCTTCATATGCTGCAATCTCATTTGCAACTGGAGAACCAGATGCAGAGATTGACTTATAATATGATGAAAGGTTTGTAACACTCATTGGTGTTGTGTTTACACCTGTTGCTGTTGCATTGGTTTCAACAGAAATGATATTAGCAGTAACAGCAGTTCCTACTGTTGGTACAATCTTAACGTCAATATTGGATCCACTAATGTTTGCCGTGTATGTACCAAACCCAGATGAAATACCCTCAGTAGAATCAATATCTCCATACTGAAGAAGTTGTACATTTGTACCATCATGTAATACATTCAGTTCTGTGTAGAAGTAATTGTCTTCAGTATCTTCCATTTGAACATGGAGTTTTGCTGATCTACTTGCAGTTGGAATCTGTACCAAAGTAGTAGTTGTTGAAACAGGTACAGATACTGATGAAGATGCAATCGAAACAACATCACCGACTTGAGTAGAACCAACACTGGTTAGACTTTCAACACCACTAAATGTGAAATATGAGATATCATAGTTGTTATATTCGAACAGGTTGGGGAAGAATGTAAGACCCCACTCACTGGTACCAGCACCGATGTAATCAAATGAACCAAGTGGTTTACCTGTGTCGATAGTACCGTATTGGTTGACATAACCCGTCGAACCATCCTGAAGAACAGTAACTACACCGAACTGTTTTCTACTTCTCAGTTCACTATCTTGAACCAGAGTAAAGATTTTATTCCATGCATATTTGTTATCAAAGAAATCGACGATAGAATACTTTGTCTCTCGTGGATTACTGTTAAATTCACCACTAAAGTCATCAATCTTAAGAACTCTGTTACCTCTTGATTCAAAGTAATCTACAAGAATCTTATTCTCAAATACAATCTCATTAGAAATAATTCTACCATCATTAATATCAAGAGTTACCTCAGTAGCACCATCAAAGTCAGGGAAACAATTAAGCATTCCCTCACCAATCAGATCAACAACGGTTTCAATCTGGAAGTCAACTGCTGAAGCAATACCAGCAGCATTATTGTCAATTACAAGATCTGCAAACTTCTCAAAACCAGCTGTGTGGTTCAGTGAACTGACTGCATCATCCCATGTCTCATATGCAACCCTTGACTTGAGTGAATATGAGAAGTTTTGATAATATTCGTTGTTTGGAATGACTTGAAGATTATCATTCAAGAATCCAGAATTGGTCTGCCATCCGTCTACGAATGTTGCACCGACACCAAGTCTGATGGTTGAATCAAAATCAATATTATTGACGATGTTTGCCTTGTTACCAGATGACTGGGACTCTAAAATTGTACCAACTTCAAAATCATCCTCTGAAGAAACAAACAGATATCCACTTGTGGCATCAAATCTCTCAACCCTACCAACATAGTCACCATTAGTAACTCTTTCACCCTCGAAGAAGTTTGTTGTGGTAAGTTTTGGATCAAATATTGGGAAGAACGTCTCAGGGGTCACAGAACCAGAAATCGAACTTGTTACTTGACCAGGGAACTCGCCTTGTGCAAGATGGTCGGTTAGATCGTATTCAATGTAAGCATTTGCACCACCAATTTGACTATCAAGTGCGGTTACCTCAAACAATGAATAGTTGTAATCTTCAGAATTGTAACCTCTACCAGTGGTGTTGAAACCGATTGCAACGTTTTCAACGATTACCTTTTCACCAACTTTAAATGGCCAATCTTTGACATCACTAAACTGTTTAGAGAAGGTAAGTCTAACAATGTTGTTGTTTGAGTTATAAGATACAGAACTTATACTGAAACCATTTGTATTTTGAGTAGGAATGAATGTTGGTGGGACGTTATTCAGAGATTTGGTGTTTTCGATGATAGTTACTTCATTGTCACCAAGTTCATAATCAAGTTTGACATCAGTGATAACTTGATTTGAGAATCCATCAATAACAATAAGGTCAGGAGCCTGGCTGTAGTTGACACCGCCAGAAGAAATTCCAATAGATTCAAACTCACCAAGAGGATCTACCCTTAATACCTGTGGTAGATTACCTACAACATTCAGAGTCTTATCAGATGGATAACCAAAACCAATGTAATTAAATTTAGTTCCTAGAATGCTACCAATGCTGGTAGAGGATGGTTGAATTAGTGCACCTGTACCATTCTTACTCGTAACCGAAGAGAAACCTGGGAGTGACTTATACCCTACACCTTTATTGAGTGCATTGATCTTGTTGATTGGACCATTCGCAGTCAATGATGAAGTATCATACTTCATAGTTGAATTGGTGGTACCATATGAGACTACAGTGTCATAGTCAAAAGGAATATTATATTCAAAAGTGTCTGATGTAACACCAACTACATTATAGATTCCATCAAATTTATTTTTAGTGAGATTGATATTGTTATTATTGATGACAGTATCATCTTTAAACAATCTCAACTTAACTGGAGGAATAATATCCAAATTATCAGGACTGAATCCATAGTAGAGATTATTTGGAATATTATCACTCATAAACAGAGTGAGATTCGCGGTAGTATCTACACCAACTACACCAGACTTTGTAACCTCAAAACTTCTATCAGTTCTTGTTGTCCAGAACTCATTAACTTCTTGTGAGTCACTGTAGATGAACATATCAAATGCTGAATAAGTAATACCCTTATCAACAAATGAAAGTGATGAATCTGATAGATCAAACTTGATGTATTGATTCTTTTGTCCCCTGACTTCAGGGTTGATCTTGGAAAGTGTTCCAGTGGTGGCAGAACCAACATTTACAAAAGTAGGATTCTCGCTGGACAGTTCTGACAGATATTCAACCAACTTAATCCTATTATTCAGATAGGAGAACACATAATACATTCCAGATGCGGTCAAATTCTCTGATGGATCACCAGAAGTGTAGATGACTTTATCACCTGTGAAATACTTGTTCTGAGGAACAGTAAATGTGTTATTACTTGTATTGATACCAGATGGTTCAATAGTGTCAGGATCAAATACAATTCTTCTATTGAAGTCATCATATTTGACTTGAATAGTGGTTGTAGTTGTTGGATTGACATCAACAGTAATGATGTCACCTCTCTTCATACCATGAGTTTGTGCAGTAGATACCGTGACAACATTTTGTGAAACTCTACCTTTGATTACAGATGTAATGTTAGTGTTGAAACTGTGGTAACTTCCAAGACCTACAGCTGATTCAAAGTACAACAATCCACCCTTCTCGGAGTTAATGCCAACGTATTGACCAACAGAGTTTACACCAACTCTTTGAGTGGCGATACCAATAATATCTTTGGATAATGGAACCGCAAAAATATTTCTGGTCTCCTCAAGATTAAATGTAGGAGTACTTGTAATACCACTCCAACATGCAATGGATGTTCCACCATTGGTGTAATAGATCATTGGAGTGTTCAATGACAACTTATGATCTGGGAGATAGATCTGTTGTTGATCAACTCTGACCTGTGTTAATCCAACACCTGGATTTGAGAATGTAATTGTAGTGGCAGTACCTACAGTTGATGTACCTACACCAACTGCCTCATTTGGTGTAAAGTATAACTGTTTATTAATTGTAAGGTTTCTCTGAGTATTGATACCTGTTGAGAGGAATCTGAGTTTTCTAGGATCATCTCTGACGACTGTACCTGCAGAGTGAGCTACTGCAAGTGTTCCATCAATACCTCTAAGAACTCTGACTCTACCAGATTTCTCATCAATGTTGAGAACTTTTAATTTTTCTCTTTCAATTCTGAGAATATCATTTGGTCTAATCGAATCCTCACCGAAAGGACCATTCATATAAACGTAGGTTACAATACCAGTGACAGTATCAGTTCCTATTCCTAGTGATACATACCATCTCTCACTTGATACGCCGACAGAATATGACCCTGTGAACCCTTTGTAGTATGAAGATAGCCCATCAATATAAATTGTATCTAATGGTAAGAAGTTGTGTGGGGCTGAAGTAATACCAACAAACCCGTTAGCATTTCCTGTACTTGTAAACTCTACATCTTCATATGATGTGGTGGCAAGACTTACACTGTTTACATCCTTACCCTTAAGTTGAGATACTCTAAAGTTTGCATTTCTACCACCAGTATTGGTTGAGTTAAGTTCAACCTTATCACCAATCTTATATCCATCACCTGGATCCAAAATAGTCATGCCGTCAACACTACCTGATGAGGTTGCAGTGATATCTAAAGACTGATTTCTGAGTTTGTCTGAATTGTAAATATAATCATATTGACTATTACCACCATTTGTGAAATAGTTCTTAGTATTTCTAAACCAATCATCTTCTACAATATCATAATCAGTTTGATTAGAAACTGACTTGAAGTTGAATGAAATTGGTAATGAATTATAATCGTTACCAATTACATATGGGAACAATGGTCTTCTGTAGTTATTAAATGGACCAGAAGAATCGACAGTATCGGAGATAGTACAGAAGTATGCATATACACCATTTGGATAATCTGGTGTTACACAGAATCGACCATTATGTTCATCGAGATCACCGTCACCAGCGTAGATGTAGTCATCTACAAAGAATCCGTTGGGGAATGCATTGTATGAGGGTCTATTAACTGGGGTATTCTTAAGTTTGTAACTTGTAACCATTCTACGAATGTTACCAGTACCATCAATATTATCGAAACCGTATGGACCATAGATTGGATTGCCATCGTACGCCCAACCTACAATAGGTGAGTGGTACAAACTATCAATCTCTTCACCCCCATTGCTTAATGTTAAGTCAAAAATACCGTATTGAAGATTATCTTCCCCGAAACCATTTAATGAGTTTAGTGACTCTCTTAATGGTCTGGGTGCATATACTGCTGCATACTGGAGTGACTTGTTTGAAATATTCTCCTCAATGATACAGTCATCATCTTTGAAGTTGGAGAAGTTTCTTTCAAATAGATTAATATTCCATCCTCTAATATTTGCCTGAGTCCTTGCACCAGATCCAGCAGGTATTACATCAACTGTGGTCTTGCCGGTAATATATCCTGCACCACCTTTTTGAACATAGACACTTTCTATCTCACCATTATTGATGATTGGTACTAAGATTGCAAAATTACCTGTCTCACTTACGATATTGAGATCAGGTGGTGCATTGTAACCAGTACCACCAGAGTTTACAATGACCTCAACAATCTTACCGTTGTTAATGATTGGAGTAAGTTTTGCTTTTGAACCAGACTCAAAGGTGATTTCAGGTTGTCTTCTAAAATCAACGATAGTTGATGCACCATAACCAACACCACCATTGGTTGTGTCAATACTTAAGATCTCTCCCCTAAAGACAGGTTGTAGTTTTGCTTCATAAAGAAGAATATTACCAATGAATGGATCATCACTAATCAACCAGTTTGCATCAGCACTAACCAACACATAGTATGGATTTGTGATCTCTGCTTCAGTATCAGTCCATGCCAGTACCGATACAGGAGTGATAATATTTTCCTCAATCGGAGATTCAATAACATAGAGTTCTTGGAAGTCCTCAACAAAGGTTTTATCGAATGATGCAGCCGCACCTTCTACTTCAACAGTGATTGGTGGATAGTTGAATGAACCACCACCTTGTTTTGTGAAGTTAACACAGATTCCTCTATCATAATAATAGTTTCTTTCAACAGATCCAGTACCAACTTCTGTCAGTGCAAATGCATCATCATTAATCTTCTTAACAAAATAATCTTTATCTTCACTTAGACCCTCA